GGTTCGTGCCATTCGTAACCAACTCAGTTCCCACCACCCCCATAGCATCCAGATCAAGCCCAACCGGCTGATCCACTGTGCCCAAGGTCGTGCCCGCTGAGTCGAGGTAGTTGCCTGCGGTCAGGCCGTTGAGCATGCCCACTCCGGGGAGGTAAACGTGTGCGTTGGTGCCGTACTTGCGCAAGATGGCTATTGCCTTTAAAGTACTCGGTTGATATACACCCGTAATTAAGGGGTTAAGAGTTCCTTGACCAACAAACTCTTTTCCCCCTAGTACGGGATCTTTTGTTCCTACTATGGCTATATTGACAGAATATGGCATAGATTTAATTGCAGATCAGGACACTGACTGTTCCAGAGTTAGCTGTCACCCTTGCCCGGATATATTTCCAAGGAGCATCAGTGGTAAAACCATCACTACCAGCAGCAGCTAAGGTAACTGTACCTAGGGTAGTATCTAAGGCATTGATGCCGTCGTTAGACACATCAAACACAACAGTAGCAGCGGCAGTGGCTACCACTTGAAGAGAGCTCTTAGGAGCATCCTTAAACATCCAGCTACCTGTCACAGTTGCAGCAACGGTGGGTGCCAAGATGTCAACTACACGGCCAGACTTAACAAAAACATTAGTACTCATATTAATCTCCTAAACCAAACCAAAAAAAGGGGGCCTAAACCCCCGGTACCCTACTGGGTAAGTTATCGAACGTATTCGACAGAAAGGTACATCTCACCAGAAGTGGGCGTACCAGTTGTTGCCAGCCCCGTTGCCCAAATCTGAATATCGGCACCCAATGGAAGAGCATAGTTCTGAAAGATCCCTACTACTGGGGTGAGTACTGTAGCTACACCAGCGGCTCCAAAAGCTGCTGCATTAGCCACCATCAATTCTGCTCCGTCAGAGACTGTGCCTAGTTTCAATGTAGCTGCTGAAACCGAACCACCGGCAAGTTGGGTTTTTACCCACAACTTAAAACCAAGAATGGTCGCGTCTGCTGGCAAGATGGCTACCAGTGTCTTTGTGGACGTGGTGACAGTGTAGTTTGCAGAGGTTAGTTTCACAACCTTTACACACACTTCTTTAGTATTGCTATTTGCAGTAGGGCCCGTTGGACTAGGATCGCCTACAGCGACTAGACCTGGTACGAAAATAAATGCCATTTGTTTTCCTTATATGAAAGGGCTCCCCAATTACTCAGGGAACCCTAGCAATTAATTAAGCGCCAGCCGAGCCGTAGATACCACGGACATCAGTTGCACCGAAGGAGTAGCGAGCAGTAGCCTTGAACTTAGCGTTCTCGGAATCCCAATCGTTATCCATGTCGAACTGATCGCCACGGCGCTCAAAGTACTTCATACCGTGAGGCACGTTAGTACGGATGAACCAAGCATCGGTATCTGTCAAGAAGTGATTAGTAACCACTTTAGGAACAGCACCCAGAGTCTTCAGGGCATTCAAATCGTTGTTATCAGTACCAACACGACCATCGGTAGCCAAGATACGCTTTGCTTCAAAGATCAACTGGCGAGGGATGATGAGCGATTCAGGACGAACAGCAATCAGCAAACCAGCATCATTGGTGAAACCAGCAATATCAATACACGCTTGCTCAAGAGATGCTTCGGACAAGTCAGATGCCGTAGCAATCTGATTGGACCAAGTACCACCCTTGATGTTAACGTGAGAAGCGTTGATCAACGACAGGCCATCACCATAGGTGAAGCTAGTGTTGAATGCACGGTTGTACACGTTAGCAGCAATAACTTCCTTCGTCTGACGCATCGAGAATGCCAGACCTTGGGCCTTCTTCTGACCAACAACATCGTACTGGTCATCTTCCATCATCTCACGCGTGATAATGAAACCAAGCGCATAGACAACGTGTTGATAACGAGTAATGAACGCTTGACGCTCACTGTCGTAGGAGATCGGAGAACCCTCAGTCTTGGCTACTGCCAGACCAAACGAAGAGATACCGACATCCTCTTCAAAGGCTTTGCTGGAGGTAAACTTGTCGAACAGGTCGGTGTATTCCACCTTGTATTCGTCGTAAGCTTTACCGTACCATGCGTTGACACCAGGCCAGAGGGCCTTGGCAAATGAACCACTATTGATAATAGACATATTATTCCTTTATTAAAATTAGACGCCAGTAGTACCGAGCGAGCCCATTGTGGAGCTGTTCAGTTTTACATAGTAACTAATGAAAGCATCACCCGGAATGTTATCAGGGCGATTTGGAATGCCTACGATCTTCAAGGGGAGAGTTGCCGTGGTAGCTTGAGAAGCGGAGTCCAACTGCATACCAGAACTACCCGAAGCAGTATTACCAGCAGTTACAGTGAACACACCATTCAAACCAACCGAAGCGGTGACGGTAGCTGCAACGGGACCAGCACCAGCCAATTGCACTTCATAGATCAGTGCAGGATCATCAGCAACCAACAGATAGCGATCTGTAGAAGCACGACGATACGTAGGGGTGTTAAGATCAGTAACAGGTGGTACGTTAGCAGCATCGCCCACACCCGTGAACAAGATACCAACAACCACACCCAGTGGAATATCTGTACCAGCAGAGAGTCGTGTCACGGTAGGGACACCAGTAGCAGCACGGGCATCGCCCAACAGCTTAACAGCATCACCAATCATAATGACAGTGGAGTCAGAGGCAGGTACAAAATAGAGATTGGCTTGGCCGGTGTAAGGGCCAGAGCCAGTTTTAACAGGACGGAACCCGTTAATGCGAGAAACAGTTGACATTAGTAAATACTCCAATTAGTCAATTAGTAAGTACCCCTAATGGTTGTGTGTGATTAGTCTCGGCTTAGTTTAGTAGAGCCATAATCACCACCATTAAGAGTGGGGTCTTTGATGGCGGACTCGGTAGCAGCAATCTGTCCTTGCTTCGCTCGTTGATCTTCCTCGTACCATTCTTTCTTGATTTTCATCACGAAGGCTTTAGTACCTTGACCAACTGAGAGTTGCTTGGCAGACCCAACGGAAGTACCGTTAGATGCTCGTTTGTCGCCAACCTCAACAGTGTCTGATTGCACGATTTCATAACCGGCCTCCTGAAACTGCGTGATGCGATCTTCTACATCGTTCACGATACGGTATTCATATGCGGGATCTTTCCCTTTAACCGTTAAGATGTTACGCTGACCCACGGGGGTACGGGTAACGCGACCTACTGGGGCCTTAGCAATTGCTTCTTTTGTCATAATTTATCCTTGAACTCTCTTCAATTCTTCTACATATTGTTTTTCCGTCATCACACCTGAGCGTACAAAGGTGTTCATGACACGGCGTTGTTCGTCTGTCAGGGAGAAGGAGGACTTAGAAGTCCCACGTCCTTGGCCTGTCTCGACACTACCGGGTTTATCCTGATTGGGATTACGGAATTTATTCGGAAACTCTTTGCGAACTTCTGCTTCAACCTTTTTAAGCACTTCGCTGGGGCTATTGCCAGCGCGGGCAAGGTCTTGTCCCAGAGCATCTGCGAATGCTTTCATTGGGCCAGAGTTCTTGTACCAGCTATTACGATCTGTCCACTGTGTAAACTCAGGATGCTCTGATGCTTCCTGTACAGCTTGTGGTTCAGCTTGTAGCTGCTTAACCTGCTCTTTAACAAGGTCAATACGCTCTTCAGCAGCAATAACTGCATCGGCGTCACCTTCTTGAAGGGCTGTGCGTTTCTGTTCACGCAAGGCGTCTAGTGCCCGTTTGTACTCTACTTCACGAACTTGTCCATGAAGCTTTTTCATTTCATTCAGGGCAGAGCGAACATCTTTAAGTTGTTTCGATTGATCCTCGATCTTCTTAAAGAGTTCACCACGCCGGAGGAATTCTCCAGCATCTACCCATTTATGTTCTACGCCTTTATACTCTTCCTTGGGAACCCAGCCAGAGTCCATCGCCTCCAGTTCAGCATCTGTATGGTCTGCTACTTCGGGGGTTTCTGCTACGGGGGTGATAATTTCATCAGTCATATTAATCTTTTGTAATAATTACACAAATATCTTCGTCATTCAGCAAGACATACTCTACGTCGCCTTCTGGATCACGTACTACTTTTCCACTAAATCGGGCAAAGGCTACAACATCTCCAACTTTAATTGGGGGTGTGACACCGAAGTCCTTATAAGCTGTGGGGCCAATAGATACAATAGTACCTGTGTC